TCCAGGAGCCGACAAAAACGAATCCATTTGCAACTGAAACGTAAATCGCAAATACGTCACCGATTCCGCACCTTGCATTTGTTCGTGGGAAATTGGATTCAACACAATCACTCCACCGATCGCTCGCGAGTTGTCGAAAAAGAACGGCGTCCTGTTGCCGTTGTTGTCCAGCATTCCGGCTGAATACCCGTTGACGGAATACGCCGATCTCATGTTTGCGAGTGCATTGAAAATCTCCGACTGAGAGTTGGCCCCCTGCTTGACGATCTTTCCGTACATGCTCCATGTTTCTTGCAGTATGTTCGCTCGCTGAGTCGCGGAAAACAGCACGACGCGGGAAATGGCCGAAAAGTTGACTTCGGAGTTTTCGTGAACGTATCCACCGTAAAAGAATCTCACTACACCCACCTTTTCAACGCAGCGATTCGCGATTTAATGATTTCATCCAACGCCTTAAACGTGGCCTCTAGGTCATCAAACGCTTTTGTCGCCATGTACGAACTTTGAATTGTTTTAATCAGCTCCTTGACTTGAACCTCTTCTTTTGCCCCAGTGTCTTTGATCTGTTGAACAAGATCCGGTTCTTCCGCCGCTTGTGCTGCCTCAGTAGCCTTTGCTTCAGCTTCGGATTTCTTAATATCAATGTCTTGCTCAAGAATATCTTTTCCGCCTTCAAGTCCTTGCTGCTCCCGCTGCGTTCTCATGGCGGCTGCGGCTTTTGTGCCCTCAGGGACTGGCAGTTCCAATTCCGATTGGTTGAATGTTTCCGTGTTTCCAGGCTGCATCATCCGCAGTCGCTTGGCCTCTATGTTTTTCATTCGCGTTCTCATGCCAGGTGTCATCCCCCCGACCGCTCTGCGATTCTCGGCAATCTTCTCTTTATCTTGCTCAAAGTTTTTGCGTGCCTCCTTCGTGGCTTCCCGCAAGGTGTTCAGTTGTTCCGCAAGAGACTTTGATTTGTCTCGCCCGAGTTCAACTGATTTTGCGGCGAACCCAGCTTCAATCTCCGATTCTTTTGCAAGTTGTTTTTTTCTCTCAAGTTGTTCCCGAAGTCCCTCGGCGTCAAGTTTTGCGTTGTGGATTCCGACTTGTGATGTTGTCATCCCCCCTGTTGCCATCGACTCAACATCAGCCCCCAGTGACGGTGAGGCGTATCCGCCAAGCGTTGCTCCAATCGCCGCACTTGTTAATCCGCCAAGCGGAGTTACCGACAACGCACCACCCATGGCCCCCATTACAGCAGTTGCGCCTTGGCTTAATTCTGGTGGTTCAAGCCTCTCATCTTTGATTGCTTTGAGTTTGCGTTTGTGGGCATCCTCACTACTAACCTTATCTTCCGCAAACTGCTTTTTTGCTTTGTCTAATTCCGCCTGTTGAGTTGCTGTATTTGCGGTTTTGAATCGTGCTTCGTTCCCTCGCTCAACAATCGATTGGCTTCGCTCTTCTCGTTCTCGAATCTCTTGTCGGCCAGCGTAATCTCGGGTTGATATTGCTTGCTCTTCCCTAATGCGGGACTCCGTGTTGCCGCGATTCTCTTGAGTGAATGCTCTCAATTGTGATGAATCGTCAAATCGCGTCGTCGTATTCGACAACTGCAATCCCATCTTGGCATTGCGGATAGTGTCTCCTGCGGCTATCTCAGTCCGAACGCCAATGACGGTCGTGTTGATGCGTGCCATCTCACGGTCGAGGGCTTTTATGTGTACTTGGAGATCTCTCCACACCACATAACTGCCTGCTACCGCTGCCGTCAATAGCACCAGCGGGTTGACAAGACCTGCAATCCTAGCGGCGACAGCGGCAGCGTTGGCCTCTTGCATTGATGTAGTTGCCGTTGATGCGGCAACGCTAGTCCTCTGTGCTAGAGTTGCGACTTGATTTTGCGCTGCGGCAATTCTTCTTGCGTCCACTGGGCTTGGTGTCGGACCTGCCGCCTGAACTAGTGCTGCTAGGCTCGCAGTTGCTGCTCGCTCACGGGCTGTCGCTGCCGCCAACCTTGCAGCATCCGCAGATGCGGTTCCGCGAGCCTGAACTGCGGCGTTTCCCGCCGATGCAGTGTTTCCGGCTGTGAATTGCACTAGAGATGAAATTGCCTTAATGCTGGTCGCAACGGAATTTAATGATCGTGCGGCTTCTGCGGACCCTTGGGCCGAAATCCGAACGATGATATCTTTTATTGTGGCAGACATTTGGCAATCGCCCTAAGCATCAGGTTCATTTGATCTTTAGCCTTGGACTTGTCGCAGGAATCCAACACGCTTTTGATGGCTGCTGCATTCCTGCGAACAACCGCATCATCAGGAAATTGTCCAACCGCTTCGCATTCTCGGTAATGCTGCAAGCAATTCAGATTGTCGCTTGACAAGGTTTTTGGATGCTCAGGAGTTCCTTTTGGGCATCCACGACTCGGATCTCTGCACGCCGCAAGAAATGAAGGGCCGGAATTCAGCAATCTGAGTTCCGGCTTTCCATCACGCCCAAAATGCAACTCTCCTGTTGTGTCGTCAAACTGATACACCAAGCAATGTTTGCAGTTCCTGTCAGCGACTTCGGGATGCAATATCTTCAATCGCACCCCCGCTGTCAGTTTTTTACTTGATCTTCGTCCGATGGCTTTGGCAGTACGTTTGGCTTAACATCGCTGGTTTGTGATCCTCGAATGATTCGGTATAGGTTCCCGAACAAATAAGGGTTCATTCGCTCAAGTGCTTCCGCTGACACGGGAACAGGATGAATACCGACGCTTGTCAAGTTCCATGAGATGACTTTGCTGGCAATAAACTTGCAAGCAATTTTCTCCGCACGAATCGCGGACTCTGGATCAAACTCTTTGCTTTTCGATGCAAATTCCACTTCTGCATCAAGCCTGACAAGCTCCATTCTCGTTGCCGGTCGGTATGTGAATTCAAGCGATTCATACAACCGCTCGCCGTTTGAAGACTCCTCCGGTGCGGCAGCAATGTAACCGTCGTCTCGTGTGTAGCCGTCTGAAATATAGCTTGTCATGTCTTTCCCCAAGGGTTACGCGGGCAGTGCAACGACAACTTCCTTTGTTGTCGAGAGACCGTACGCTTGATAGTTGAGCGGCAATCGCAAATGTTGCCGCCCAGGTACTGTAACAGTTTCGGGCATTGCAACCAATGCCCCAAACGTAAACGAGAACACGTTTGCCCCGTTAGTAAACGCAACAGACGCTGCTCGTGCCGTACCTGCTCGCGTATCGGTCTGAAGAACAGATTCCGTTGACGTGTATTTGGTTTGAATTCCGAGCGTGATAACTCGATCGGTTGGTTCGAGGTCGGTGGCGGTTTGGCCTTGCATGTACGTTGGATCAATCTTGTTGTCGATCGCTAGTTCAAACTTATCGACCGCATACGAAATTGCGTTTATCGTGATACCGCTACCCATGTCGTAAAACATGTACGGGCGAACTGTGAGGTCCATTGCAGGAATGTTTGCCGCCGCAAACACTCCCGCCGCTTGAATCACACCTGGGGCTGCAACCGTTCCAATCGTAGTGCCGACAAGTTCCAGTTTCAGTTTAATCTTTTGTCCGGGCGATCCGCTGAATGTTGCTTTTGTGACTCTCGTCGTGAACGTCACGCATTTGTTGACGAAATCTCCCAGCAAGTAAAGGTTTGGAAGGGTGTCTGCCACAACATACGATCCCGATGACGATGCTGTTCCAAGAATGAACGGCATCAACAGCACAAGCTCCGCCGGAGTTGGCTCAAACGAAACTGAACCGCCAATTTTGATGTTCCCAAGAGCAAGTCGTTCGCTGGCTCGCGTCCGAGTGCCTCGAAGCCCGTCGTCTTGAATCAACTCAATTGATTCTTTCAAATCGTGATCGTAAAACTCAAGCCGTGCTGACGACGCCGAAAACGTCGTTGTTGCCGCAAGATTCGCGTATGGCTGCATTGCAAGTGCCGCCAGATAACCCATTGATTCAGTCATACTGTTCCGTTTCTGGTTGGATTGTTACTGGCAAGGATTCAGGAACGGGTTGCGATTCAGCCTGATCCCACGATTGGGCACACTGAATAGCTTCGGGAATTGTCTTGAATGGACCTCGAAGAATATCTCCTCGACGCACGGTCGAAGAAAACCCTTCCTTATTTGAATCGTCCGGCACGCTGACGATCTGGCAATTGTTCACGTTCATGATTCTCTCAATTAAGGTAACTTAAAATTCCAGATGTCTCCGAAAATTGACGGCAATTTAAAGTTCCAGCCATTATCTACTGGCGGAAGTGGTACATTCCAAACCGTCGTATCTTGAACTTGTTCCAACGATTTATTCATCTCTTCAATCGTTCGGGCAAGCACCTTCCGTTCAAATTCCGCCATAAGTTCTGCACTTATTCCCAACGTCGGTCTTGCGGGCCGATTGCCGTACGCAGATTCGTGAACCAGAGCATACGGCACGAGCGATCCGTACGTCAAACTGTGTGAATCAAACTCATTAAAATTCCCTTCCCCATCCACGTCTAGCAGCGATGTTCTGAGCGCCCCCGTTTCCACCAGTATTGTATCGTGGCCCTTTTTCTGAATAGTGCTTTCTGCCAACGGCGCCCATGGGTTTCCGTGAACATCCGATTGACTCTCGAACATTGCAGCTTTTTCGCTGGCAATTGAGTATCGAAAATCTCGAAGCAACGCTGTGTAATCTGTTCTCTCAACAACTTCCGCAACATCTGGGAACATGTCTCCCGATATACTCAGGGTGTCAGTCATGTTCGCGGCTCCTGAAAGTACGCTCTAACCATCATGCTGCTGACAAACATATTACGATCGAAGAACGCCCTAAGTTCAACTGCACTCTGCGGCTCGATCATCAGGTTGTAGTTTTGCCCTAATCCTGAAATCGCAGTGTTATTCAGTTTTCTTCGAATGGATTGTCTCCACCCAAGTCTTTGCTCTAAATCTGCTACCAATCGCTTGGCGATGATTGCCACCAGCACGCCATAATAACAGCCGTCTCGATCGTTGAGTTCATCGCCCATCTTTTCAGGGCCAAAAGGGCTGATTGAAATGTACGGTAGAGTCTGTGCTTGGTCCAAGTAATTTGGAACTTCCTGAATCACCGTTCCGCCCGTCAATCCAGTCAACGCCAATCCGTCAATCACCGCCTTAATCGCAGTGAGGGTGTCAAAGTGATTGGAAATTCCAGCCATATTACACAATCGACTTTCTGACGAGGCATTCCCATACCGTTCTGACCGACATCAATCTGGCAGAAATGACATTGTAGCCAATTCCATCTACCGTGATAAGATCTCGTGGCCGAATCTCGCGGCCATTGTTTGCGGGATTTAATTGATCATCTGGGACTTTTAGAAGCGTCTCATCACCTTGAATCGCCACGTTTCCATACGTCGCGAACGTGACGTTGACTGGCTTGAACCAGCACTGATAGCACGTCAAGACTGTTGGAGATATTGACTCTGGTAGTAGGGTTACAGTTGCTATGAATCTCTCGGGAACAATCCCCATCAATCCGCGAGCGATAGCACGATTTAGCATCTACTACCCTTCAAACTGGAATTGAACGGAACTGAGAAAGCATGTGGGAGTAAGACCCCCATTGTTTCGCGGCAATCGTCGGATCAAACAGTGAAACTGAAGCATCTTCGTACCCAAGGCTTGACGCCCCACCACCCACCGATGCTTGCATGATCATGCTGGAAATCAAGCTATTGCAAGCCATCACAATCACTGGCGGAATCACTTCGTATCCTGCCCGGTAAACAATCTTAAAATTGCCTGCCGGGATTGGGGGAAGATTGGCAACGGTCCCTGTAAATCGTGACGGCCTACCATACCAGACAGAGCCGATTCGACGCAAAATCCCCTGCCCGCCTTTATGGTTTAATCCATCAAGTAGAGACCACTCGACGCCTGGAGTTAAGTTGTTCGCCGCTGGGAATGCGTTGGGGCCATCGCCAAAATACCCTGCATTGTCATAACAAACCGATGTAACGGAAATTACCGGAGATTGCCGAAGTACCAGGTGAGCAGAACTGTCTCCCGACTGGTACTCGACATAATCCGTGGCCTCAATATCGCGATTCATTTGCTGTTTCACGTACGAGGATACGCCATCAATTAACGTCTTGATTTGCGTATCCTTGCTCGTGTCAGCGGACGATAAGCCCATCTGAGCCTTAACGGACGCAAGCGTTGTCAAAGCCATGCTACACCTTAGAACGTAGATGCGGTCCCAGCAGTAACGCCAGCAGCAGCAGAGTACACGTTACCGGCCATAAACCCAGCAGCAGCAACAATCGGAGCAGTTCCGCTTGCCACGTTCATTCGGTTGTTCGTGATAAACGGGGTTGATGCCGCCGCCATGTTGATCGCAGCGGTTCCTGTGGTCACGATTCGATTGTTGTCAATCAATCCACGAAGAACCGTTGTAGTGTTCAAAATAGCATTGGTTGTTTTGCCAACAAAGTAATTGTCTTTAATGACATAATCAGTACCAACTTCGTGTTTGATCTGTGCAGTCGTGGTTGTGCCGGTGTTGATCGCAGGGCCAGTAAACCGACATCGTTCAACGCGGAATCGAGTTGCCGTTGCGGCAGTCAAAATCCCAAGAACACAACCCGCAGTGCCAGTATTAGTGATGAATTCACAGTCTTCAAACGCCACGCTCGCTCCGGTCACTTTGATTGCAGCAGTAATTGCATCAATTCCAGTGCAGTCAAATACCATATTCCGAATGACAATCCCGTTGCCGGAAATCACCATTTGAGCAGCAATTGCTGTGGAAAACGTGATTACTGGACGAGCCAGACCGACCCCGATACCAACGTAAAACACGTCGTCAACCGACAACGTAATACCCGCAGCGCCCACAACCGACTCCGTGTGAGACGGGCCAACGTACACTACGTCACCTCGCCCCGCAGTTGTCAGCGACTGAGCAACCGTTAGCGTGTTCGCCGGAAAGTTTGGGTAGTAACCTCCGGTTGCTCCATTTGAAGTGGCACTTGCGTCAACCCACCAGACTTTGGAAAACGACGGAGAGGTCGTTCCCCTGAGTGCTTCTTGCGCATTTTGCCATCCTGTTGAATTCGTCGCCATGAATTACGCCTTTCCAAGTTTTTCGAGTTTGGCCGGGAACAGGGATCTGGCTTGCGCTACTTCCGATGGACCCCAGCCGTAAGTTTCGTAAGTTGTCGCCGTTGGATTGTCTTGCAGGTCTTTCATGGCCTTCTTGACCTTTTCCAAAGAACCCCATTCCTTTGACATCAAGTTAATTGGGCTGGTCTTGGTCAGGTTCGGAGCATGAGCATCATCCAACGGATTTTCGTCAATCGCAAAAATGTTCAGCCTGTTTGAGCTGATTTGTGCCGAAACATCCAAGAACGCTTTTGCGGCTCGAAAAGATTGAATGGCGCATCTTTCCGCATTTCCGGCAGCGTGAGGCGTAGTCTTGAAAATCTCAAACGCCAGCTTTTCAGCCATCGTTTGCATTTCGGTATCAACCATATTCTTGTCAATCGCCATGAGGCTTCTCCCTTTAAAAGTTAGTCAAGGAACGTAGGGTTAACTGCGGTGGGCTGTTTGAGATTCCACGGAATATAGAACGCACAACCGAGTTGGGCATTAGACCCAACATCTGGAATGGACAATTGGACGTTCGTAAACCCGGCGTTGATATCCAAGTCCATTGCCCGAACCTCGACAACAATTACCGCCGCACTGGCAGCAGATGTTGCCGTGTAAGTTCCGGACGCGGATTGCGTCACGACGGTCCAAACTTGGTTTGCGGCAGTCGTAATTGCCCCAATCTTGGTTCTAATTCGCGTGAACGTCAGCGCCTTGGAGTTCGTCCCCGCATTGTCTGTCGCCTGTTTTAGCGTGAACACTGGATCGTCCGCAGCGGTCCCAACTGACTTAAACAGCACGCACACAACGCGGTCACACAACGACATGTTGATCCACGTTCCGTTGTTTGCGGCTGTCTGCATGTCAACTGGCACGAACGCTGGAACAATGTCCGCCAGTTCAAGAAACTCTGCATTAAAAAGACCGGCCATAATTTAGATCCCTCCTAAAGGATTAGCGAGCACCCAAGGTGACGAAACTGGATTGGGTATTGCTACCCTTGAATGGTGTAATTGGGCTGTTTTCCCAAGGACAAGCGTTCATTCGCATGGTGAACCGCAACGCAAGCTGGTCCGTCAGGAATTCGACGTGCATCGAAACCGCCTGAGCAACTCCGCCCTTGCTGATTGACAGAACTTGCCCCAAGTCGGCGAGGGTAACGTCCCCTTGATTGCCGATGCTGGCCGCAAACTCAATCGGCTTGACCTCAGATCCATCTAAAGTTCCGTAAGCAGCCGTGGACAATCCGCCTGGCGGCATGTAAGTTGCGATACCGGCAGCACCAATACCCAACGTCATGGTTCGCATTTGTGGCAGCGTGTCCTGATTGACATACCATTTGGCGCGTGGTCGGTATCCTGCGAAGAATCTTCCGCTGGCTTTCGTGATATTGAACGTGTCGAGAGTTCCTGGGCCTTGGCCTGGCTCCTTTGTGATCGCGAGCAGGCTGGGGGCGTTCAGAATTCCAAGCGGCTTGCCCACGCCGTCACCGTTGAAGATCGCATCGCCGATCATGAAATTGAATTCGTCCGACGCCTTGTTGGTGACGTATTGTTCGAGTGCCTGCCCGCTGTCCGCGATCAGTTCGTCTGTCAAGTAGACCACAACAGCCAATTTCTGAAGCTTCAACTGAATTTCGCGGATCGTTGGCTTGCTGGCGGTGATGGTATTGCCTTCACCCGTCCAGTAACCACGCAAGCCCCCATGTCGCGAACCGTTCACGCGACTGGTTTCGGCGTTCGCAAGGAACGTCATGTTATTCCCTGCGACCGTGTAATTGTCAGTTGCCGAAAACAGGTCGTTTCCGTAAATGCGACTGAAGATCTTGGTGTTGAATTCCGGCATAACCGAAAAACCACCGTCAGCCCCGATGGCTTCAGACATCCCTTGAACAGCCTTGTAATGGCTGACCATTCGGTCTTTGAATCCGGTTGTCTGGTGGCCTTCAAATCCGCTGCGAACAAAATCACCCAGCGACTTGAACTCGCCCCATGGTTTGTAGCCTTGCTTCAACAGAGACTTCATCGCGAATTTCGGGCGTTTGGCAACATGCCCTTGTCCTTGATATCCGGAAACGATCGTCACCGATTCGTCGGTATCTTCCCACTCGCCGGTCGTTCGGCCTTCGTCGTCACGCCGAACCCCGCTGAAATTCGGGGTTGACTGAAACGACTTCAACTGAGATTTCAGTTGTTCGTTTTCGGCCTTGGTTTCATCAACCATTTTCACAACTTCGTCAATCGTCGGCATGTTTTACCTTTCCGTAAAACGTGGCTGTAGATTTGGCCAATCGGCCACGGTTACTTTTTGAGTTTTGCGAACAATGCATCAAGTTTTGATTGTTCAATGGCCTGAGTGTCAACAACCGGAGTTGGAGTGGCTTTGGCAGCATGAGCAGCAGCAGACAGGGACTTGGCGGAGGACGCCCATCGAGTGGTGGCCGTTTCCATTTCCATCAACAGCACCCGCTGGCTTGGAGTTAAATTCCGTTGAGATCGCAAGGATTTCAGGGAAACCGCAAATCCTTTTAAGGTGTTTTCGTGAACACCTTTGGCAAGCCATGCTTTCATTTCCGAAGAAGAATCTTCCTCGTATCCGCCGTCTTCGTCTTTCATGGCACAGTTGGAGTAGTGCTCGGAATGAGCACCCTTTAATCCGGTCATAATGTCTTTAACACAGTCTAACGCCCCACGCATGGCGGCTGTCGCACCTGGATGCTCCATTGCACCCATGCCAGACTCAGCCTTTTTATTGGCTTCACATAGTGCTTTGTGATAGCCGCTGATCATCCCGGACCCAAACGGGGATTGCTTGCCCGATTCTTCCGCTTCGTCGGCTGGAGTCTCAGCGTCATCCCGATCTTCTTCTTCGTCGTTTTCTTTCATTTGCGTCTCCCGAGTTAAACCAATCCCAGCCACCTTTCGCGGAGGCATTACCGCTGATAGGCTTTTCCAAATGCTTTGTGCGATCGGCTTTCCGCCTAATCGATTGCGATTCAGCGTTTTTCCAACCGCATCAGGGTTGACGCCAATTGCACACCACGACCATTCTTCCAGTTGCCATTCACTAACAACCTGAACGGCTCGACCGTCTTTGTATTGAGTCTTAAATTTGACGGGAGTTTCGCGAACCGAGGTGGCTCGAACGATTCCTTCGTCAATCAGTTCAAAAATCTGCGAAGCCTCAAGGGACTTTTGCGAAAACCAGCAAGTTGCGTAAATGTCTTCGCCAATTTCGATTGCCAGTTTTCCGTCAGGGCTGCGACTGGTCCCAATCGGAAGAACAATTCCCTCTAAGCCATGCCCCCATAGCACAACCGGGTTCTTCGCGTAAAACTTCAAGTCGCATCCCGTGGGAAGCAGTATGTCTCCAACCCGATCGACCGATGAAGTCGAAATGATGGCGCGTGCAGACATTGCCTTTCGATCGACATACGGTTGACCGTTTTCCACGGTGCGTATTTCAGGCCCTTTCGCGAATTTTACGCGATTTTTTGCGGGACTGTAGTCGCATTGATTTACCATGTTCCCGATTACAGCAATTCAATCAATTGCTGTCAACCGCAAAAATCATTTTGACGCAAAAATCTGTGTTCAATGTGATTATTAGCCATGAAAACGAAAAAAGCCTCGTTCAGTTACGAACGAGGCTTTGGCGGCTGATGCGTTTCTTATTTCGCAATAAGCACCACTGAGATTCCCCCTGTCAGATATTGCCACGCCAACATTGTCGCCGCAACCCAAACAAAATCTTTCTGAACCTGTCGAATCACTTCAAAACAGAAGGCTGTATAGCTGCGTGTGGTTTCTTCTTCCGATTCTTTTTCAGTTGAGTTCATAAACTCCCTTTGTGCTGGGTGCATGTTCAAATTTTCCGTCGGTACATTTGGCAATCCTGCCGTAATATCCATGTGCATCATGTCAGCCTCCTTTTTCAAAACGGTGTTTCATCGTCACTGCTTGATTCCGGCGAAGGAGGTTGAACAGATTGCCGTTCCTCTCCTGGTGCATCGTCACGCTTTCCGCCCATGAGCACAAGGTTTTCCCCGATCACCCGTAACTTTGATCGCTTGTGGCCGGTTTCTTTGTCTTCCCATGAATCGAGTTGCAGACGGCCTTCAATCATGACAGGACGACCCTTGGCAAGGCATTGACCGGCAACCTCGGCTTGCTTTCCGAAGAGAGTCACATCAACGAAGGTTGTCTCTTCCTTTTGCTGATTGGCTGTTTTGTCAAACCATTTTCGTCCAATGGCCATGCCAAGTTCGGCAACGGCTGTTCCTCCGGCTGTGTGTTTGATTTGCGGATCACGGGTCAGGTTTCCGACCAAGATCACTTTGTTAAACGATGCCATGTTGTCCTTTCAGGCTCGGTGTCTTTTCATCACCGGAGGATGATTGTTGTTAAGGAACTGCTCCAATGAGTTCAGGATCGAAAGATGATCATGAAACTGGTCCCACCCAGTAGCAAAGCATCCTTGAACCCTCCATTTCCAATTATTTTCCATGATTTGATATTGGAATGTTGCCGA